GCGATCAGCTGACACGCCGCAGCCACCTCGCAGCGTGTGCAGCTCGGGCCAGCGGGCTCACCCGCAGCGGGGCGGGCTCAGACTGCTCGGCAATCGGCTCGACCAGCAGCTCAGCGGCTCGCTGGCGGACGGCCGCGGTGGTCTCAGGGTAGGCCGGATTCAGCACCACACTGACGTCGAATAGTTGCAACCGCTCAATGTAGCGGCGAGGCCCGTCTGGTGTCCGCTCATAGGTCTCATCTTGGCTGCGGACAGTGAAGGCAAAGCTGCTTGACTTCAAATCTCCCCTAGCAGTCAGTGCCTTGATGTCACGGCCCAACTGAGTGTCAGGCAAATCGACGTCATACCGAAGGCCACGCTCATCGGTGCTGAGTCGTAGCGTTCCAGACGATTGGCGGCCCAAAATCATGTTGCTGTCATGGTTGAACAGTGCAACTACGTCGGTCTCTGGATCAGCGAGCGTCTCATCAAATGCACCACGCCGCAAAATCTCGCGGAAACCGCCCGGAAGAATCACAGACTCGCTCTCAAATACTGCTGCATAGCCGGTCAGCCGCGGCTGACCGTCCTCCTCGCGGTACTCCACCGGCACAGTCACGCCGCGACGCTCAAAGCTCCGACCTTCTTGCTCTCGGTCCATCTCTTCGACCTTTCTGTTGCTCCAGCCCTGGGCCGGATCGCCACCCCACAGTAGCCACGCCACAAAACCGGGCGTTTCCTCACCCGCGTCATCCCATCCGGGCCGCTTGTCTGATTCATGCCGAGCAAACCAGGCCCGCATTTCGCGGACGTGGCTCTCGGTGAGCTCGTCACGCCTTGCGATGATGTTCGCACGCCGCACCGTCTCGGGCTTCAGGCCGTCGCCACTCTTGCCCTCGTCGTGCAGTCGCAGGCCGCGGCTTGCCGCCTCAGCCATCGCTGCTGTCGGCGTCAGGTCCGCCATTGCCACCTCCGTTGACGATCTGCTTCAGCGTCGTCATGTTCACCTGCAAAAACCGCTCGTCACCCTCTGGGCCGATTGGATTCATTCCCTCAGCGGCCCTCACCTCGTTGATAGACATGATTCCGCTGTTCAATGCCTGCTGATACCAGGCCGCACGGGCGGCAGAGTCGCCACGCATGAAGGCGTGTACGTCGTGCTCTGCGAATAGCGTCGGGTCGTCAATCAGATCGCGGGCGATGCTGTCTTCAATACGCCGAAGGTGCGGAAGCAGCGTATAGCTCAGGAACTCGCGGGACTGGTGCTCAATGTTGCTGTAGGTTGCACCGTCAAGCGACTGCACCAGATGCGGCGGCACGCGGAAGGCTCGGCAAATCTCAACGACCGCCATCTTGCGGGCGTCAATGAACTGGCTTGACTCGTTGGAGCCGCTCAGCTCATGCACTCGGAGCCCGTTAGGCAACACGGCTGTTCTATGCGCTCGGTCGCTGCCACGGTGCATCCTTTCCCATTGCTCCCGCATCCTCTCAGCGGCCTCAGGCGGTATCGGGTTATCGCTCTGCAAGACAACGCCGGGCCGGGCACCATTGGCAAAATACGTCAGACCGTAGCTCTCAAGTGCCCTAGCGTGTGCAATTGCGTCACGCACCAGCGTCGGCAGACTCAGCCCATGCACGCCGTCGAGCGTCGGCATCCGCAGATGCCAGAGCTGCCGCTGGTTGTAGATGGTCTGACGACCGTTGGGCTCGCGGTAGATGTAGCGAAGCGTGCCATCGGTCAGCCGCTCGGTGGTCATCCGCGACGGATGAAGTGGCATCATCGCCGTAATCACGCCGCGGTCGTTGCGTACCAGCTCGCAGTAGGCATCGCCATATAACAAATAGAGCATGCATAATTGCTCGCGTAGCTCAAGGCTCGTCTGCTCGTCATTCGGTGTATATCGCATCAGCCGATACAGCGGCGAGTCGGTTGCCAGCACCTTTGCCCCGTTGCTGTCCATGCGGTAGATGTGCAGCGGCAGACTGCCGACGCTCTCGGCTATGACGCGGATGCACGCGATGACTGCTGGCACCTCGGGAGCGGTCTCTGGCGTCTCTCGCCTCATCCCGCCAGACCGTGCGAGGGCTGCAAAATCAAAGGAACGCAGCTCGCGGATGCGGTTCTCGTCCCGATTCTTGATGACTTCGACGGTGCTCATACGCTTATTATGTTCCAGTCTTGCTCGGGCGGCGGTGTCTCAGCGGCGGCCTGCACGGCCATTGCTGTCACAAGTGCGGCAATGCCGTCGATTCGCTCGGTGCTTTTGGCCTTGCTTGGCTTTATATTGCCCTGATGGTCGCTCTGTACGGCACAATTCGCAGCGCACCAGTCCATTATCGGGTGGTTACATCTGAGTTTACCATCCAGCACCAACGCTTCGAGCCGTTTCATGGGTGCAGACAGCGTGCCATAGCCCTGCCTGACATTTACTATGTCGCAACCTTCGGCAGCTAGTGCCTGGCTGAGCATAGTAGCGTTCCACGGGTCTACGCCGATCTGTTTGACCCCGAACTGGTCACAAAATGACAGAATGTCCTGCTTTATTGTCTCATAGTCGGTTGCATTGCCGTCTGTGACCCTGATATGGCCGTCTTTTGCCCATTGAATGTAGTCAACCTTATCCCTCAGGCTCCGTTGTTCGATGCTTTCGGACGGGCACCAGAAGCACGGTACAACGTCCAGCACGCCGTCCTCGTCCTCGCTGACAATCACGGCGGCTGTCAGGTCGGTGGTTGAGGCCAGGTCAAGGCCCAGATAGCAGGCCCGGCCGGTCAGATCGTGCGGCTGAGCCTTGCATTTGGCCCATGCCGAGGGCTTGAAAAAGCGTGTTTCTTGGGCGACCCAGACGTTGAGGCGATACCTGAGGAAGCTATTCAACTTTTGCGGCGAGTTGACCGCCTCGCGGGCGTCGGCTGCGAATGATTCCTCGGTGATCGTCTCGCCTAGCGACGGGTTGGCCTTTCGCCAGGTCTTCGGGCTCTGCGGATCGTCGGCCGGGTCCGCGGCGTAGATGCAACCGTAGAAGCTCGGGTCTAGCAGCGGGTCAGCAATGACTCGCTCAGCGTACTGGTGCTGTTCCCAGCAGATTGAGCGGCGATCATAGCCCGCGGTCGTGATCGACAGCAGCAAAGGCTGCCGCCGGGCCGCTCCACCGTAGCGTAGAGCATCCCAAAGCCGCCGGTCACGCTGGGCGTGTAACTCGTCAAATAGCAGGCCGTGGATATTCAGCCCCTCTGCCCTAAAAGCGTCGGCACTCAGCACGCGGTAGAAGCTGTTTGTGCGTCGAAAAAAGATGGTCTTTCGGCTGTCGATGACTTCCAGATGCTTGCTGAGTGCAGGCGAAGCCCTGACCATCGCGGCTGCTTCTCGGTAGATGATGCTGGCTTGTTCTCGGGGTCAGGTTCTCGCCCCCGGCCTCTCAGCCGAGGGCGAAAACCCGGTCGGCTGCGGCCCCGTATATTTCCGCACCTGGCTCGTTGTCGCTGGTCAGCAGATACAACGCCAGCCCGGCGAGCAGCGTGCTCTTGCCCTGCTTCTTCGGCACCTCGATATAGCCGAGCCGCCTAAGCCGCGAGCCGTCAGGATTGAGCCGACCGAACAGCTCCGAAAGCACCGTCTGCTGCCAGGGCAACAACTCAAACGGCTGGCCCGCTATGGCTCCCTTGCTGTGCCGCAGCACATCGGGGAAAAACTCGCAGACCTTGGCGGCCGTCGCCTTGTCAATCGGCGGCAGCTCAGCCGAGGTACTTGGCGAGCGGGTCGTGTTCGTCTTCCTTCTGGGCAACGATTCCGGTCCTCGCTGAAGGGGTCAGGCCAAACTCTTGCTCGATGCGAAGCATGGAGGTGGCGAGCTTCTGCTGCATCGTGGCCGCTGGCGTTTGCTGCTGGTACTTCACGCTGCCGTCGTCGTTGTAAATCGTCAGCACGTCGCGGCCAGCTCGCACTTCAGCTAGGTATCGCAGCCACTGTTCGTACATTGTGCAGTAGCGTGCAAGCGTTGGCACGTCGGCCTCAGTCATCACGCCTGTTGCAATCAGGCCGGGCGTTACTTCCTTCCAGCACTTGAGGCTTTCGCCGGTCAGGTACTTGGGCGGCTTGATATTGCCAGCCTTGGGCTTCGGCTCGCGGGCGTTGGGCTTGCGCAGCCCAGGATTGCCGCGGGCCATCTTGATCACAGTCGGCTCAGGTGCCGGGCCGCGTCGTCCCATGTTGAGCCCCCCTTGTCAAAACTTGCAAAAACTTGCGCTCCTAGAAACACGGGGGTTTATATAATTGAGACCCCTAGTCCCTAGGGTGCCCCTTCCCCTGTCGCTGCTGTTCGCCCCTCGTCTTGCGACCGTGGCACCGGATGCACAAGCACTGGCCGTTTCCGACGTCATACCTTGAACCACCTTCACTGATTGGCACTATGTGATCCGCTTGAGCCTCAAGCTTATCGGCGCACACGCGACCGCACGCTCGGCACTGCCACGCAGCTGCCGTCAGCACAGCCTGTCGCCACGCTCGGTGCTTCTTGTCGCAGTACCCTCGCTCCGCCGCTGTCGGTCGGTTGCTGTCGTCCCGCTGCCGCGAGGCCCGCACCTGGGTCACCCAGGGCGGTGTCAGCGTTTTGATCTTCTGCGGCATCTGCCACCTCCTTCGCCATGCTCGCATGAGCTGCCATCACGCACGCGGCGGCCCGCGGTCGCTCGGTGTCGATTGCTTGCGGGTCTGCCGCAAACCACGTCAGAATCGCTGCCAGCCAGTTCATCTACAGGCTCCGCTGATGGTCAAGCTGCCGGTATCCATCGGCACCGATGCACGTCTGATACTGCTGCTCGACGGGCGGCGGTGGTTCCAGAAATACCAACGCACGCAAGCCCCAGCGTGCCGCTGTGCTAATCCACCGCAGCATGGGCCGCTCTGATCGTCGCCCGGTCTCATTCGCAACGTATGAGCCCAACGCAAACGCCAGCAGGGCCACCACTACAAAAACCTTGTAACGCTCTAGGATTCTCACTGCTCAACTCCCAACCACTTGTCATGCCTTATGTCACGCCACTTAAACTCAACCTCGGCAATCGCCCAGCAATCGCCCTGGCTTAGTATTCGCTCGACGGTTGACCGCTCAGCCCAGAAAGTTCCGTCGGGCTGATCGTCGGGCCACTTGCCGCCCTGCACATAGTCGCCCCAACTGTTGACGATCAGAGCACCGTCGCGGCTGCTGCCATTTCTTTTGAAGCGTATCCCAGCGATGCACATCTGGTGCATCCACGTCCCACTCGCTTTGCAGAATCCGTCAGCGTCTCTCGTCTTGTTGAAGCCTTGGCTGCTTGCAATCGTGACCGGGAAACCGCTGGTGATCGCTGCGACTAGCTCGGCCCAGGTCTTCACCGAGACAACGTGGCGGCATGGCGTCTCGGATGCAACCTTATCGAAGCGGCCGCCGTCGCCTTCGCCGCCGTTGCCGTATGCACCCCACCGCTTTTCGACGTCTTTGCTGTAGGTGCGAAGGTCGAGGCCGTCGCCGTAGTCCTTGCGATAGATGACGCCCCAATCTCTGAGCCACTTGGCCGCGGCGTATCCGGTGCTGCCATCACTCCAGCCGCCGACTGGCCGGGCACCGTCGCCCGGCTTGCCGCGGGCTTCAACGCGACTGCCGCCATAGATGCTTTCCGTGCTTGGCATAACGGGTGGCTCGCTGCGGTTGCCTAGCTTCCACTCGATAGCTTCGGCAATCCAGACAGCGTGCATTGCACCCCATGCAACGCAGGAACCGTTTAGCTGGCGGCCTGGCGTGAATGGCTCGCCGTAACGTGCAAGGCAGGCGTCGTTGAGCTGACGCCACAGGAACGTATCTACCTCCGTCGCCTTCGCCATCGCGTCCGGTGCGGCATCGCGGAAGAATCGCACCTCAAGCGATTCAAGAAACTCAGCGGCACCTACCGGGTCGGGCTCATAGCCGAAGTTCGAGTCGGCACCCCACCCCCCCCTGTTTTTTTCTGGGGCGTTCCAGAGTGCGAGGGCATACAGCGTGATGAGCATGCCAGCGACTGCGAGCCGCCAGCCTGGCCTATCGTATGGCACGAGTTGCGGCCCTCTCGATTTCGCGGTAGCAGCTCACCCACTTGCTCAGCTGCTCGGGCGTGACTGGCCCGCCAGCGTTGCCCAATTTCTTGTCGAGGTAGTCGCCCACTCGACGGGCCAGCTCAGGATGCTGCTCACCTAATATCCGGCCGTCGCATCTGAACTCACGCGAGCGTGTCCGCAGCTGGTCGAGTGCCACGCCTGACACGAGAACCGGGTCAGCAGTCATCCGGTCGAACTCGATGCAATCGGCCAGCTCACCCGCCAGGGCCGCGACGATTGCCGCATCATCGGCGGCGGTCTCGCCGCTGAACGCTCCCGCCAGGTCTAGCTCGCCGGGCGGCTGCGGTGCCGGTGTCGGCTCAGCCGGGCCTGGGCGGCTCAGCCACCAGACCAGAGCAATCACAGCGAGGATAACTAGGCGGCGGCTCATTCTTCGACGTCGCTCCCTGCTGACAGTGCCAGCGTCAGAACGTCTAAGGCTTCGGTCTGCTCGTCCTCCAGATGATTTGTGTGAGTGAGTCGCTGTCTGACTTTTTGCAAACAAGCAACCGCGTCGAGGTACGTTGTCTGCCGCTTCGGGGGGTCAATCTCAAGCGTGCTCGGCACATAGGCCGAGGGTGCCGACTTCTTGCCGGTCGGCCAAAGAGCAACAGCAGCGGCAGCAACCGCCAGAAGCCAAGTCATCATTCGTCTGCAATCCTGACTAGGGGAATAAGGGCATCAACGGCACCAGCGGCGGCAGCGTGTACGAACGTGCGAAGCGTCGGCTTGACCAGCCACCACATAGGCCGCAGCACGGTCGGAACAAGCAGATCAGCGAACTCATCAAACAGCGTTGCGGCCAGGTCAGCCACGATCTGCCGCTTCGTCTCACCAGCCAGCTCTAGGTGATCGACTGCCGCGATGGCCAGCCGCATCGCTGCCACAATCAGCTCGGCCAGCTCGGCAATCGTTAGACCATCGGCGGCCGCTGTGCGTGCCTGTGCAATGTATGCCGTCACTTTGTCGTGCAGATTCAGTTTCTGCGAGGCGATCATCAGAGGCTTGCTGCTAATCATCAAGCACCTCGTCTTGTATGGTCTGGTAGGCAATGTGCCAGAGCAGCCGCAACGTCGCCCTGGCTTTCTTTTTGTTACTTTTGAACGG